GAAAACGGTCTTGAACTTAAGGCTAAAATTTCTAAGTCTGCACCCGATCATGTGGCGCAGCTTGTAAAAGAAGGCATTCTTGGAGCTTTTTCTGTTGGTTTCCGAGTCAAGGATGCTGATTACTTAACGGAAACCGACGGATTAAAGATTAAGGATGCTGAGTTGTTTGAAGTATCGGTTGTTTCGGTACCTTGCAATCAAGCAGCAACTTTCTCTCTGGCGAAGTCTTTTGACTCAATTGATGAGTACGAAGAGTTCAAGAAAACTTTCAAAAATAGTGTAGATCTAGCCGGTCAGTCTCTGGCTCAAGATGAAGATTCATTAGTAGCTAGTGATACACCGGATGGAACTGAAAAGTCAGTTCAAAAGGAGATGAACATGTCGGAAGTACAAACTCCCGAAATCGACCTGGACGCTTTTGCTAAGAAGGTGGCGGAAGAGACTGCTGCTAAGATTGCAATTCGTCAGGCCGAAGAAAAAGCAGCCGTTGAAGCAAAAGCTAAGGCGGCACAAGAAGCAGCAGAAGCTGAAGCTGCAAAGCAGGCTGAAGTTGAGACTGTAATTAAAACTGGTATCGAGTCAGGCGCAGAGCGTTTGATGGCTGATATGGAAGCTAAGCTTTCTGAGAAAGATGCTCAAATTGACGAAGTAATGAAGCAGTTTGGTGCTCAACTTGCTGAAAAGGAAGAAGAGCTCACTAAGATGCGTGAGTCAAAGCGTGTATTCGCTGACGGTCGTTCAGAAGCTGAGCGTCTGCAAGCTAACAAGAAAGAGCTCGTTCACGGTCACCTCGCTGGTGTTATCACTGGTAAGGGCTGGAACACTGAGTTCGGTCAGTCAGTACTTGAGAAGGCAGGTGTTTCTTACACTGCAGGTACTTCTCTCGGTATCGACAACGTAGTTTCTCAGGGTATCGAAGAAGAGATTCAACTCGAGCTTCGCCTCGCTAGCCTCTTCCGTGAGATGCCTGTTGAGTCACAGTCTACAGTAATTCCTCTGCAGTCAGACACTAGCTTCGCTAAGTGGTCAACTGGCGGCATGGAAGCTGCAGACGATGGTACAGGTACTGGTGTAACTAACCGCACTGGTAACGATGCTTACTCTAGCAACACTTATGCTGTAAACCAGAAAGTATTGCAAGTAGATCGTTTGATCTCAACTTCTTTCCTCGATAACTACATCGACGAGAAGGTTCTTATCAACATCATGCCTATGCTTACTCAGTCAATTGCACGTGCACACGCTCGCGCAGTAGATAAGTCAATCCTCCAAGGTAACGGCGGCAACATCACTGGTATCGGTGGTGCTAACGGTACTAACGGCCTCGCGACAGCAGCCGGTGTAACTTGGGGTGCAGCAACTGCAGCAGACTTTGATAACTTCTCAGCAGCTATGCTGAACAAAGCTCGTAGCGCGATGGGCGTATATGGCCTTAATCCAAGCGAGTTGGTTTACATTGTAAGCCAGGCTCACTACTACGATCTTCTGAATGACGCTGAGTTCACTACTGTGGATGAAGTAGGTTCAGATCTGGCTCTGCGTCGTGTAGGTCAGGTAGGTAGTGTCTTCGGTTCTCCAGTAATTGTTTCTGATAACTTTACTGCAGACGTAGAAGACGGTTTTGGTGGCGCGTTTGTCATCAACCCAAGCAACTTTGTTATGCCACGTCTTCGCGGCGTAACTGTTGAGCAAGACTACGAAGTAGCTGCTCAGCGTCGTGTTCTTGTTGCTTCACAGCACCTTGGCTTCGACGAGTTGTTTGACGCAGCTTCTGGCAAGTCAGCAGCTGTCTACGTTGGATACAACAACGCTAACTAATAGCTAGCTAAATAAACTGGGGAGGTTCGCCTCCCCAAGTTTTTACTAATAGACTTATGGCAAATTTAATTACATTACAAGAGTTTAAAGATTCGGAGCAAATAACTAATCCTAAGGATGATTATAAGCTCACACAAATCATTGACTCCGTGAGTCAATTAGTAAAAACTTATTGTGGAAACAGCCTTTTAGATTTTTACTACTCTAACAAAATAGAGGAGTTTAATATTGATTGGGATACCCATGTGGTACAGCTTACAGAAAGTCCTGTGAATGCAATCGTTTCCGTAGAGAAAAGAGACTCCGTAACGTCTAGTTACACCACCGTGCCAACTACAGACTATTATCTTGACAAGACGACGGATAGTGTGCTGTACGTTACGGGGTCTACCTATAAAAGCTGGCCTATGGGTGCAGGAGCAGTAAAAGTTACATATACTGCTGGATATGAATCTTGCCCAGAGGACTTAAAACTTGCCGTGTTTGATTTGGTAAAGTACTACCACAAAGACGAATACAAAACGCGAAAAACTCTATCAGGCGCAACACTAGATAACCCTGCAAGCGTTGAAGGCATAGGATTCCCAAGCCATATCAAAAGAATTCTTGATATGTATAAAAACTTTTAATGAGCGCAGACGGTCAAAAGAGACTTCTAAATAAGCTTTTAGGCGAACTAGAAAGTAAAAATGTTGAAGCTTACCGTCGTTCTACTGCTGATACAAAAAAGCACAATTTTATTGTAACACGCCGAGGGATACGAAAAGGTATTCGGCACTACCTACAGAAAAACTATTCTGATAGAAAAGCAGATTTTTATTTAAAGCCTCAAGAAATGTCTGAAGCGTTAAAAGCGGTTGATAAAGAAGTTAGAACTTTAATAAGAAAAACAGGTAAAGAAGTTCAAAGACTGAGTAGTGGCAAAGATGGCCACTACTATAATTTAATTACTTTTACAGATGCGACTGTTCGAGCAACTTTTGAAGAAAAGGGCAGTAGTCGTTTTGACAAGATATACCAGATTTATAGTTCAGACTTAAAAGAAATTGGTAGGGCTCTTGCTGTTCATTTATCTAAAAAGTTCGGGCAAGACATAGATAATATTCGAGGAGGCAATATTGCACAGCTTTCTCACAAAGAGTTTGAAGGTATTATCGAAAGCGCGGTGGCAGATGCTATAGAAACAGCTTTAGCAGAAGAAGAGAAAGTAAGCCTTGCAGCTTTTAAATCTTTTTTGAAAAGTCGCGGAGTTGATTTACGGGTTGTAAGAAACTCCAAAAGAAATGAAATGACAGTAGGTTTATTTTCTACTGTAGAAAACCAAGAAGACAATGCAACATCTAAAAAACGTTTAGCAAAACTAAGAGAAGTTTTGTTAGACGCTTTAAATGATCTAGAAAGATCAGAGGAAGCGTTATCAGGGCTGCCTGGATCTGATTCTTTTCAAACTAAGATAAGAAAAGAAGCCATAAAAGATGCAGTAGCTCCATTTAAAAAAATTAAAGGCGTTACTGTAAAAACTGAAAACATTAAGATAAAAGAATCCAGTGGCACTCAAAAAGTGCAGAAAAAGGGAAAAACAACTCTTACAAATTATTCACGGGGTTTTAAGAAAAAAGGCGTTCGAGGAAGTGTTAGTCTCGGCGGAGCAAAACCAGAGCCTTCTATGTTTTCTTTAGTAGCTTTAATAAATCAGAAGCTACCAGAAACAGTAGAAAAGAACATGGGACCTCCGGCGCTTACTAATGTAACAGGTAGATTTGCAAATTCAGTACGAGTGACAGATGTAATTCCTACTGCTCAAGGATTCCCAAGTATAGGGTATACTTACAGAAAAAGTCCTTATCAAACATTTGAAACAGGAAATAAGCAAGGAGACCCTGAACGAGATCCTCGAAAGTTGATAAATCGTTCAATAAGAGAAATTGCAGCAGAGATGGCAATTGGAAGGTTCTACACTAGGAGAGTATAATGACAAATGATGTAAATCGTATTTACTCAACTAAAAGACTTGGAATTGTAAATGCTCTGGTAGATAAGTTAAAAACTATAAATCAAACAGGCGAGTTTAACACTAATCTGTTTAATAATGTACATCCTCGATTGCAGTTTTGGGATGAAGTAGATGAGTTTCCCGCCGTGCACTTAAATCTCGGCTCAGAGACAAGAGACTACCAAGGCGGAGGATACAAGGATAGATTTTTATCCATAACAGTACGGATATACGTACGAGACGAAAATTCTGTAGAAGCACTAGACGCTGTTATGGAAGATATCGAAACAGTGATTGAAAGTAATTCTCGCTTGCAGTTTACCGACAATCGAGGAAATACGCAACATACACACCAAATTAATATAATCAGTATAAATACTGATGAAGGAGTACTCGAGCCTTTAGGAGTTGGAGAAATACTACTAGAAGTTCGTTACTAGAAACGACTGGCAAGAACAAACGTTCACGTCCTAGTCCTTTCAATATACATAGGAGATAAACTATGGCATTACATTTTAGCCGCAATACTAGAGTGTTCGCAGTGCAGCGAAATACTGCGGATAATGGGGACAATATATGGGAACTTCCAGTACTAGATGGGTTTTCTTTTTCCCAAGCTACGAACGCTTCTGAAATTACTTTGAACGAGATGGAATCGGCTGCAGGAAGTCGACGAGCTCGTCAAATGTTTAACGACTCATACGCACCTGCAGAGTGGTCTTTCTCAACTTACGTTCGTCCAAATACTGCAGGTCATTGTGCAGAAGAGTGTCTATGGGCCAACTTTGTAGCCGCTAACACTTTTGCACCTGATGCTACTCCTGCTGACGCAGGTGTTTGGGCTGCGGGCGTAACTGTTTCATCTAACACTCATACTTATGACTTTGATGATTCAAACAAAGCAGCTCTTGGTACTTTTGACTTGTTCTTTGTACTTGGAGCACAACGAGATACTGATGATAACTTTGCCACTGGCGCAGACGTAACTATTTATAAAATTGCAGATTGTGTAAGCAGTGAAGTAGGTATTGATTTTGATATTGACGGAATCGCAACTCTTAACTGGTCAGGTTTTGGTAAGATTATTACGGAGGAAGCTAGCTTTGATGCTACTGCTGCTCTTGGCCGTAATATTGGATCATCAAGCAACTTTATTCGTAACCGTCTTACTACACTGAACTTAGTTTCTTCTGTAAGTGGTTCTTCTAAGACATATGCTCTTACTTTGACAGGAGGAAGCATTACTTTCTCAAACAATATTACATTCCTTACTCCAGAGACTCTTGGAATTGTTAATCAGCCTTTGGGCCACGTTACAGGTTCTCGTAGTATTGGAGGCTCTCTCACTTGTTATCTAGATACTGCTAGTAATGCAAGTAGAGATTTGTTTGAAGACTTGATCGGTGCAACGACTACAATTACTAACTCTTTTGATATGGCAATTAACGTCGGAGGAACTGGGGCTCTTAGCTTAAGTCTAGACATTCCTACTGCTCACCTCGAGATTCCTAGTCATTCAATCGAAGATGTTATCTCTACTGAGATTAATTTCCACGCGCTACCTTCTTCAATTGATGGTACAAATGAGGCTACTGTTATCTACAGAGGATAATAATTATTATTTATAGCAGAAGGGGCTTCGGCCCCTTTTTTCTTACCTTCAAAAAATAATTCTTGACAAAGCATCCTTGGTGCAGTATACTTGTCTATAAATGTTGGAGCTACTATGACAAATTTTAAAAGAAACAGTAAAGTTTACTTAGTAATGAATGGTCCAAGTTCTAGTAGCGTAGCTAACTATCCAACTTCGGGGCTTGTGCATCACTTTACCCTTGAAAACTTAACAGATGGTGTAGTAGACAAAGTAGGAACAATTAATTCCGCAGATATACGAAATTCTGAACAAATAAATACAGGAGTATCAAGTCCTACAGGGAAAGGATTCGAAACTACTACAACTACCGCAGGTGTTCGCATTCTAACAAAAGCAGAAGCAGACGCGTGGGAAGATGAAAATGATGAATGGACTCTTTCTATATGGTTTAAAAGTGAGACAACTTCCGGAGGAGGATTCCAAAATAGAATAGTTAGTAGAGATTTAAGTGACGGTTTCGGCGTCCGAATGGACCAAGATAACTCAAATAATTCACTGCTTTTATATGGAGAGCCTGGAAGCGAAAGTTTAGGTAATACAACTCCCAATCAATGGAATCATTTATTACTTACTTTTAACGGTGCTTCTATAGAAGGTTTTGTAAATGGAGTATCTCAAGGCGTAGAACCTTACACTAAAACCTCCAATGCCGCAGGATTAGCAATCTGTCAAAACATTGAGCTGTCTGGACTACAAGGAAACAATGGATTTAAAGGTCACGTATCAGATCTTAGG